ACTTCTTGTAAACATCATTCTTGTAGTACCACTACCACCACTTATATGAAGTAATTGGTCAGGACTACTAGTACCAATACCAACATTGCCTGAATTATCAATACGCATACGTTCTGTTAATGTACCACTATTTCTTGTTTGAAATGTCAATAGACCATTATCGGTTGATACAGATACACCACTAATTATCCCAAAGGCTTTTGTTGCTTCATTATTATCTAAACCAACAAAAGTAATAGATGGACCAGTTCCTGCTGAATATGCACTTGTATCTCTTATACTTAATCCTGCTGTGTCTCCGTGAATATCAAAAGTATTACTTGGACTACTAGTACCAATACCAACATTACCACCTGATTCAATGGTTATTGAGTTGTTTAAAACTAAATCACGAAATGCACTTGCACCTCTATCATAAGCTTGCACAAAGCCTTGAGAACCACCAGCAGACCAACCAAGTTCAACTGCATCATCATTGTAAGCATCACCAAAACGAACATCTCCACCGGCTACTTCTAATTTAAAGCCAGATGTAATTGAACTCGTGCCAATGCCCACGTTGCCACTGCTGTCTATTCTCATGCGTTCTGTGGCATTTGTATATAAAGCCATATAATTATTTTCACGTTGCTCAATGCCTATTGAACCATCAGTACCAACAGAAAGTTGAAACCCATCACCAGAAGCATCTCCTGTACTTGTATTTTTTAAAGCAAGTCTAGATTGACCAGAGCCACCATTAATAGCAAGCGTTGTTCCCGCTGCTCCACTTGGACTACTAGTACCAATACCAACATTGTTGTTAGCTGAGTCTACAAAAAGTGTGTTTGTGTCTACTGTTAGATTACCAGATACATCAAGTGTTCCGTCTATATCAGTATTATCTAGATTGGTTGTTCCATCTATATCAGCGTTTCCACTAACATCAAGAGAACCAGCATCAACCTCACCACTAAACGTACCTGTAGTTGTGTCAATAACAGTTGCAATAATATCAGCAGGTTTTTTACCTATATATGGCATATTATGTTATCTCCATTATACTCATAGTAGCACTGATCTTATCAGCTATAGAAGAAGAAACTTTTACAACGTCTGTTGTTTCTACAACTATTTTATTACCAGACATAATCTCTAAACTACCACCAACGGGAATAGGAGCATCTTTAATTACAGTTGATGTAATACTTGCACTTGTATCTACGATTTCAACAGTAGCTGATACTTGTGCTGTATGAACATTACAAAGAGTCAATCCTAATATTATAGTGGTTGTCGAACTAGGAACTGTATACAAAGCATCTGTCGTATCTGCAACCGAGGACATCACTGCATTGTTTACTAATTTAAATGTGTTTGCCATTCTTTATCTCCTATCCAAGAGCAATCGCAAGTGCAGTTGCTTCATTAGATGCCTCTGTTAATGTTGTTGCACCTATGTCATTTAATACTTCACTAGCACTACGGCCCTCTACACTTGTGCCATTTATTCTTAAAAAATCATCATCCGCCACAGTAGCATCTGCTACCAAAGTATTACCATTAGAAATACCAGTATCCGTTACAGCAGCCGTGCCAAGACCTAGTGATGTTCTTGCAGTAGAACCAGACTCTGCAACAAAATTATTTCCGTCACCTACAATAAAATTACCATTAGTTACAGCTAGTCCTGCTACATCTTGCAGTTGAGCATCTAGTCTTGCATTAGCAACTGTTCCTGTAAGTTGACTTGCATCAATGCTTTTATTCGTTAAAGTTTGTGTGCCAGACAAAGTGGCTACAGTGCTGTCAATAGCTACAGTAAGTGTATTAGAAGACCCACTTGTATCGATACCCGTGCCACCAGCTATGTCTAATACTTCACTATCTAAGTCTATGTTTAAGGCACCACCAGTATCGCCTTGAAAGTCTAGATCTTGTGCAGTTACTTGAGCATCTACATATGCCTTAATTGATTGTTGTGTTGCTAAAGATGTAGCACTGTCGGAAGATAATCCATCTTCATCAAGAATAGCTGTAACTGTTGCACCACTAGCTAGTTTTAAATTACTAATATTAGCTACATTACTTCCATCTAAAAACACTGTCTTTGCAGCTGGTAATGTACAAAATACAGTTCTAGTTCCCGCACCCCAGTTCACGGCACTGCCAGAATTAGAACTAGCTAATATTGTTGTTCTTGCTAAAGTTGTACCAGAAGCAGTAAAAGTCCCAAGACCAACCTCAAAGTCTGTGTTGTCAGTACAAGCATAATATGTTGTATCCCCGTCACTAAGATTGGCAGTAAAAGTCTCAAAACCAGTAACGGCTCCACCTAATGTAAGGGTGCCAGTACCAGTTGTTGTGGTTGTTTCTTTTACTCTATCTGATATTACTAGTGCCATTACTTCAACTCTATTGTCAGATTCCCTGCATTAATTCTAAATATATCACCAGAGGCTATTACCTTACTAGCATCTAATTCACCTACAAATAAAATATTACCACTTGTTAAGGCATCTGCTACAAACACATGTGTTATTGTATTATCTGTTCCGCCACTTGCTGGGTACTCAATATTTGCAGAGTTAGTGGCTGTCTGAGTGTCTGTGCTATCATCACCTATTGTAGTCCAATTTGCAGCCGTTACTTGTTGTCTTGCATAGTTAGTAAAAGTTGCTTCTGTTAATGAACCAGTTTCTGCAGCAGAAACTGCTGTTGCAAGACCAACATATATACTATCTCCAGGGGAGGAAAAACTTAGAGAGTCGTTCTTGAAGATATAATGTAATAATCTTCTCTCTAGGTAATTGGTTGATGCATTTGCTGTTGCCATATTTAACTCCTATGTTCTTGGTCTTGATGGTAGACCTGATCTATAGCCATCTGTGTTTTCTCTTGCTTCTCCAAAATCTTTTAATCTTTCTAGATACTGCATATACAATTTATCGTAGTTTTGTATTACGTCTGGCTCACCTTTCATAAATGTATATGCCTCTATAAGAGAACCATAAAGCAATGCAAAAGGTGCGTTTGTACTAATCCAAGTTGTACCACTGTCGGCTCCTGCGGTCAAACTAGCTGGTCTATAATAATAGTGTAATTCAACGGTGTAGTTTGCATCTGGAGTCGGTGCTAAAATAAAGTTATCTACATCAAATTTAGCATAATATTTAGGTGTTCCTGTTGTTGATGCACTAGGAGAATACTCTCTTAAAAAGTTTACGTCTTTCTGCAAAAGAAAATTCTCTGATCCAGCTGTTGTTATTTGCAAAGAAAACACACTTAAAAAATCTGATGGCACACTTAAATAAGGATCAGAAGATGTCATAGCACTCGTAACATTCTTTCTGAATACATCTAGGTCAATACTTTTGAATATTTTTTCTTCGGCTGCTTTAATAAAATTATTAAGTTGTGAGACAAAAACAGTTTCATCATTGTCTGTATAATCTTGTATGGCTGTCTTTAATGTTGCTAATGTAAAACTCATTTATGTCCCCAATGTAACTGGGCCAGCAGTAACTCTACCGCCACCACCTTTTGTGCCACTTGTTGCCGTACCACTACTAGCCGTAAAGCTATATCTGTTATCATCAATTTTAGTTATACTATAACCACTAGCATTTTCCAAAACTGCTTTTGTAAATCCATCAAAGCTAGAAGCATTTCTAAACCTAACTGTGTCACTTGTGTCTCTGCCATGAGATGGTTCAAACACTGTAATCACTGCACTACTAGCTGTACTCGTGAATGGATTTAATCCGAGAAGGTTCTCTACGGTCACTTCTGACCTTCCATCCACTCGTGGTTGGTACAAGGCTGTTGGATCTGGGCCAGGGTGGTTAGGCTCTAACTGTGGGTGTTTAGGCTCATATTCATCTGGGCCGACCTTCAAACCATTCCATTCTGTCTTCATTTCTTTTAAGCGATAACGAAATCCAGATCGATCTGAATATCCCCATGCTTTTCTACCTATTGCAAATCTAGCCATATCAGTAACTATAGTATGTCATGCTAGGGGTTAATTTTAAAGGAGTACTATTAGCATCCTCGGCTGCTGCTCTTTGAAACTCTTCTTCATATACGGCTTTCAATAGCTGGACTCTCTCTGGTGCTTTCTTCATAGCTAAGTAATAAGCAAGACCTGCTACCATACAAGGAAGAAATCTAAACGGAGCGTCTGCATTGTTAACTAATGCATCTGCATCTTGAATACGACTTACATAATAATAAACTAATGTGTATGTGGCATCAGGTGTTGACCACAAAGTTATAGTTGGCGTTACTTGTCTGTCAAAGTAATACTGACTTGGTTGACCAGTGCTTGCCTTATTAGGAATAGTTAAATATTCACTACGGCTCATTTGAGTCAAAGTAAAATCTGTTCCACTACTGTTTCTTAAAACAACTTCCAAGAGATCGACATAAGTAGCATCAAAGGAATAGGTTGCTGTACCAGAAGTAATAGTCTTGGTGTCTTGTGTAACTGTCCACATATTCAATCCTCTGTTTGCCCAATCAGCAAACATAAGATTTAATGAACGTCTAGCTGTCTTAGCATCGTAACCAGTTCTCATTTCTAAACCACAACGCTCATATGCCTCTTCTATTATTTCACCGACATCTAAGTCGAAATCTCTTGAATTTGATGTTGCCATTTATTTCTTTCTCCTAAGAGACTTAACTCTTCTAGGCTTACCAGCTGGTTGACCTAACTTATTCTTTTGTCTTATTCTACTACGTTTTTCAGCAGAAGTCATCTCCGAAGCAGTTTTCGGAGTCTTTGAAGACACCCTTTTACTTGGGCGACAATAAGGCGTACCCCTTTTCTCGCCCTTTTTCCTACCACATGGCTTACCCGTTTTAACATCTTTCCAGCCCTCCTTGAACCATCGTTTCAATGCTAGTCCTGATTTTGTCTTTCTTACTGCCATTATGAATACTTCGTTTTCTTTCGTCTTTCATTTAAAACACCACCACAACCTCTTGCGATCCGTGGATCTTTTGCTTTTCTTTTTCTATATACTTTACCGTTTGATGCTTTGATAACGGCTTGTTTATCCATAATACCGCCATCTGCTTTCTTTGATTTGTTTCCGTAATTTGCTGCACCTACTTTTCTACATTTTGCAATAGCACCCGATGCATAGGCGGATGGAAAAACTTTATATCTTGCTTTTACTTTGTGATAACATGCGTCTTTTGGCATTTCTTAACTCCTCGAATCCCTTTACTTTGTAACACTTGCAAGACCATTTTTTACGTCCACAATCTAAACAATATTTAACAGGACTTCCTCTGAATATTTTTTCTTTTTCTTTTTCTTTTTTTACTTCCACTTGAACCAGGCTTTGCTATCTGTTTCGTCATCGAGCTTCGCAAGATTGTCATTTGGTTTACTCCTTCTTATAAAATCTTCCCACAAAGGTGTAATCATCTTATGGTTTTCAGAAACCTTTTCTGCCATTATAGCTGTTCTTTTATCTACCTCAATGAGAGTTTGCATAGTCCATCCAATAGCACCTGCAAACAAAACGATAGATACACCTGTTGCTATTTCCTTCATATTCATTAGCACTTCCACCTTCTTCTAGCTTGTCTCAAACGACTATTAGGATTCTTTGCAGCTTTAGGGAACTTTTTCATTTGCCCTGCTGATCTTGCACAATAAGACTTACGTCTCTTAGCAGCCGTGCTACCTTTTTTTACTTTACCAGTAACAGCTGTTTTTAGCTTACTTCCAGGGTTGTCCCTTCTATATTTTTCAACACCCTTTTTAGTCATTCCCGCCCCACTTTTAGTGGAGCGGAAATACTTTTTAGTTTTAGGTGGCTGTTTATCTGGTTTTCTAGCCATTACGATAAGAATATAGTGAGCTTGTTACCACTACCCGTGAAAGCAGATAGATAGGCACCACTCTCTGCCAATATACCATTATCTGGAATATTAAGAGTATGTAATCCAGTTGGAAAACTTTGCACTATCAAGTTAGATCCACCATTACCGTCTGTTATAGTAAGAGCACCCGCA